TTCAGGCATTAGAACACCTTCGCCAGTTCATAAGATACCTGTTTACCAATTGCGCGGGGATTATCGCTTCGCATGACAGACAACATCTCCTCAAATACCGATTGCGCCGCCGCTTGTGATTGTTGCAGTTGACTTACCATATTAGCAATCTGTGTTTGTGCTTGGCTTGCAACGGATTGAGTCTGTACTTGCATTTCAGCGGCTTGCTTGGTCGCCTGCATGGTTACGTTGTTAGAGACCGCCGCCGCGTAACTTCCACCGCCGCCGCCGGGCTTGTTTCCACTAATCGCAGTTGTGACTTTGGGCTGGGTATAGGTTACGGGTTTGATTGGGGATGTATAAGCATCTTCCCCGCCGCCGCCAAAAGCAAACGACTTTGCAACTTTGACGCGCCCCGATTTGATAAGCTGCGCGGATTCTTTCGAGTTATATACCCGTCCATTTTTCACCAACTCAGAAACGCCAGGGATAAAACCGTGGTCGGGCGTATCACCCACGAGGTTCCAGCCGCCCGATAACAAACCGCCGCTTGCCAGTCCCGCCGCCTTCGCATTATGCACAAGCACGCCGCCCGCAAAATAGTTATGGACGTTGTGATCTACATGCAGGTTGTAAACCTTCTCACGCTTCGCCAATTGACGGATGGATTTTACAATCATCATAGAACCGTCAAGGTTGAAAAGATAATCACCCTTCTGAAACTTACCCGCCGCCCGCCATTGAAAACCGTTCCAAAGTAAATGGCTTGTCGTAACTTTCAGGTAACCGTTTATCAGCAGGATTGTACCGGCTTCCTCTGCTGTATGTTCAAATGTTTCTATAACAGTTGTAATTAACTGTTTATCATTTGCCGTGTCGTAAGAGATAACCCTATCACCAACGACAATATCTTTGATATGCTTAGTAGTACGGTCTGCCATTGTGACAGGGGTATCGCCAGTGAAACAGGTCGTCATGGTATTCGCCCCACCCATCGCGCCGCCGGTCGCTGCTGATACCACATTCGCCGTGAGCGTTACACCGGACTTTGCCAACTTCTGCAACCCGGCATACATATCAGCAAGCGAGGCTAACTGACCGCCCGCCAATTCCAACGCGCTCGCCCATGCTTGCGCCTGTGAAATCATGCTCGTGGTTGCAGCGGTTGAGCCTTTCTCCAATACACCCATTTGCTCACCAAGCGCGGCAAGGGCTTCAACTGATATGGTCTTGAATCCTTCCGCCGCTGCTTGTTGGCTGATAAGGTCAAAGATAATCTTCTGACTGGCTTTGGCGTGTTCGTCCGCTAATTCAGTGATGGAGTTTTTGGTATCTTCGATCTCGCCTTGCAACTCTACATACTTTTCGCTTCCGACCTTTTCGCCTGCTAATTGTGCCTCAAGCTCTTGTAATTTGCTGGTAAGTTCGGCATTTTTCTCTGTAAATTTTTCGGTTTCACTTGATACATTCGAGAGCGTACTCATATACGTGCGGCTTGACGCTTCGAGGGCTTTTTGTTTTTCAACAAGCGCGTCCGCATCTTCAGCGGATGTTTCCATAGACGGATGTAAATCATCATACATCCGTTTAGCGTATTCAGTCATCGCCGCGCCTTTTTCGGCTTCGTTCTGATAGCGCTTAAATGATTCAGTTAGGATTCCGTTTTGTTGCGCGGCTTTCCCGGTTACTCTTTGGTAATCCTCCATCTGTTGATTCATTACGATTGCATCACCAATTGCCCCACCTACCGCAACCTTCATCCCTTCCCACGCATCACTTAATGTGTCAATTGCAAGACGCGCTTTTTCGGATTTTTTAATTTGTTCATCTGTCAGGATTAGATTTTCATTGATACTCGCAGACGCAGAACGCAACGCATCCCCGCCTTGATTCAAAGCGTTCGCCCATTCCAAGCCAGCTTTACCTAAGTTCTTTAGAATGAACTCGTTCTTTTTCATTGGATCTTGGATTGCGACGTATTGGTCCGCAAGTTTAGCAAGCGTTTCCATTGACGGCTCAAGTCCGTTTTTGGTCATTGCTTTGGTTGCCTTCATTACATCTTCGGCGGTAATCTCGTAATCATCCAAAACTTGTAAAAGTTTACTCGCCTCAGTTGCGGACGTTCCACTCGCTAATGCAACATCACGAACAGAACCCGCGTATGCTTGGAATGTTTGATATGCCTTTACACCAGCCGTACCAACGGCGGCAAGTCCGCTAATCAACAAAGCATTTTGAGAAATAAACGCCTTAGTCGCATCCGCCGCGCCTGCTAATCCTGGTATGATTGCGTACTTTGTTTTCTCCGCTGCTTTGGCTTGTGCATTGGCGGCTTGTTGTGCAGCGCGGGCAATTTCCATTTGCGTCTGAATCTGCGATTTGCCGTAGTCCCTTAAGTTTTGCGCGTTTACTTTTGCTTGTCGATCTGCCAGGGCGGCGGATTTTTGAACATCTGTAAAGCTCTTCATTACCTCTTGAGTGCCAACAGATTTAAATACAGCTTCATAGGATGATACAACGGTCATTTTAGCCTCGTAAATACGCGGTCAAACTCAACTCCATAATTCTCAATTGCAGGGGTAAAGAACGGGCGCGCGGCGATTCGGGACGTGCCAAACTCCTGATAAACGCCATATTCAACACCATCCCGCACAACGGTTGTATCTTTATCGCGTTGCTCCGCTGTGATTGAATCGTATAACGCGCGGGTGTCTATGACATCTTCGCTAACGATATTCTCTCTAACGTGTACCGCGACCTCTTCCGCAACTTCCAGCATAAAATCAGGGATGTTTTCAATATCCTTCATAATTGCCATGAGTCCGCTTAAGTCTACCTTTGTGTCACAACGCCACGAACTCATTACACACCTGCCTTGTTATGCGCGTCCATAATTTGAAGATAATCATACACATCATGCAATGGAAGTAAGCGAATATAGTCCAACGTCCAGCCGGTCTTAAATACTAGGTTCCATTCAATTGTCTCAATAGGCGACGGCGCACCGAACTTAAGTGCTAAGTAGGTACGCTCTGCGATTTTTTTGGGTCGGTCAATGGGTCTTGCGACCGTTTCCAAAACGTGTTCATCAGTAATCGATAATCAGGGAATGGCAACGTCGAAAGTTCATCGGCTGTTAGGTTACACACGCGCCCAACTTTCTCCGCAAACTCTTTCGTAGTTTCGGCTCCATCCTCAAACAGGGTACGCCATTCACTGATATTGATTTTATAAAAGTCAAAGGTAATCTCTTTGCCATCGTGCAATACTACATCTGCTTTCTTTTCGTCTGGCATTTTTGTTACTCGCTTTCTCATTAGTTGGAACCGTCAGTAAAGTTACCGATAGTTGACGATCCGGTAAAGCCGCAAGAAATCACGGCTAAATTGGCGTAGGGAAACGATGGCACGTGTCCGTCGCAATAGCAGGGGAGCGAGATTTTACGCTTTCCCACCGCCGTTCCTTCGGGTTGGATTAGCAATGTTCCCGAAACTCCGGGCTGTAGTGCTGTAGCCATCGCCGTACCGCCAGTTTGCATAACAAGTTCAATGCTTGCGGTTGCATCTTTAATCGTGCTGATTCGTCCGACCTGAGTATCGCTGCCCGCCGTCACCTCTTCATAAGCGATTGACGGGTTGAATGATACGGAGCGATAATCACTGTTTAAGACAACAGTACCGCCAGACCATATCCAGCTTAGTATCATGGTTGGACCTGAGATTAATTCAGGCATGTTTATTACTCCTTAGTCTTTATCTAATATGATGCGATACACTCCGCCGTTTGTATGCACCTGCTGCCCGCCGGGTTCGTTTTGCACAAGTTCAATATCCGTTTCACGCGCCAGCCAAATATTAGTCCATCCACTAACAGTCAGCGGTACGAGGTGCAAAGCCGTATCCACGCGAGCGTCAATACTTCCGCCTTGTGCTGCGCCATTCAACCCTGTTGTATAGCACCGCACATATACCATCAAATTTTTTAGGCGGTTGGCGGTATCGTTTACATCTCCGCCGCCTTGAATATTAAACACCAAATAGGGATACGCTTGTCCCTCAGGTGCTTGTAAATGATAGATTGCCGTTGAGCCAGCGAGTAAGCTAGTCAGTGCGCTGGTATTTTTCAGACGGCTATAAATTGCGGCGTCCAGAACATTCATTCAACCACCTCCAAAGTGACGCGCTTGACTGCCCGCCAGCTTTGCCCGTCGTTGATGGATGTCACCGCATAAATCACAGAATCAATCTCAACACGATTCTCGTCATTGATCACCGTATCGTATGGGATTGATAACACATACCCGGTAAACTCTTGCACCGCGCCGCCTAATACGGGCTCACTGCCTGACTTCATATCAAGTCTACATTCACTTGTGCCAGTCGTTGACCAGGTTTCGATCTGCCCGCCTTCGTCATTGGATACGATGGAGAGCGTTAGGATGTTACAGGTATCAGGCATGAGCAACTCGGTTGAGTCGCGCATGTATGCGAGTTCTGCGGATGTCAGTATAGATGTCATAAGTTCACTAACTCCTGTAAAAGCCTGTCCTAGTGCTAAACTTCCAAGCGCATCGAATATCATTGGTCATTTTACGGGCGGGGTTGGTTCAGGCGTGCTTCGCCTCTGTATTTCGGCTTGTAGCGCGTTGATATTCGCCTGTGTTTGATTCAATACGACAAGTTGATCGTAGACCAATGCCTTGAGTTGCTCAAGCGATAGAGTGGTAATGTCGAGTTGTTGCGGTTGGTTCATTAGTTTCTGCTTTCTATTGTGGCATGATGATTAAATTGACGTTGGTGGTGTCACAGACTTTCGCGCATTTGGTCAGCGGCGTACCAGCGGTATATTCACCCGCCGCCGTTGCCATCGCGTCATGTGCGCCTTTTGCCGCTTGTAGTTCCTGCGCGGTGACACCTTCCAGACCCGGCAAGGCTTGAATATCTTCATCGGATAGTTGCGCCACGCCTTCATTGCCGTACTGTTCAACGACATTGCGAACACGGGTTTTATATGCTATCAAGACTTTCGATAAAAATACCAACTCTTTGATAATGTTCTTTTGTAC